AATCCTACAGGATTGATTAGAATTTTATTATAAGTTGAATCATATCTAATTTGAACTGATGTTTCGGTCCCAACACCAACAGACAATCTTGGTTTAATTAATAATTCAACTTCATCATTTGTTTTTAAATTGTGTATAGTTGAAATTGATACTTGAGTTTTAATTTTTTGAACATCTGCTGTTATTTCATTGAATTTAGTCCTAAGAGAATATTCAAAATTATTATTAGTAATTGCATCTGTAGAAACAAAATACAATCCATTAGTTGTAGTTGTTAATCCAACTTGAGTCGTAAGACCGATATAATCTTTTCCTTTATTAATAACATAAAGAGTTTGATTTATTCCATTTTCTGGAATTGTGAAACTAGTATCAGTTGTTTCAGTTCTAACAGATAGTCCAGTAACTCCACCAGGTAATCTAAGTTCTATCGTTTGATTAGATTTAAATTGATGATTTGGGAGATATATTGATTGAACTGGGACTGAAACAGTTTTTGCAGATTTTCCTAGATGATAATTTATATCTGTTGATGTACCTGTCTGTAATCCAACACCTACACTAAAAAATGGGTTGAAAAAAGTATCAAGATTTTTAGTAGAATCGAAGTGCTCAGTAACTAAAGATAAAACAATAGATCTATTTTTTACTTCAATAATGTCGGATACTGTATGTGAAGTTCCAACAGATCCACGTTTTACTCTTAAGATATTTTCTTCTGGAAAAACATTTAATACTGAAAGAGTTTCTGTTCCAATTCCAATTGATGTGCCTGCACCAATAATTGGTGGTATGGAAGAAACATATATGTCAGTTCCTATACCAGTATTTTGAGTAAGAACTTCAGTCAATCTAGTAAATTCTGAAGTTACTCCTATAGCATGAGATCCAACTACATTATTAATAAAAGTAGATATTCCTGAAACTTGGATTACATCACCATCATTTAATTCATGTGTAGCATTTGTGTGAAACTTGACTGTTTCTGGTGTTTCTCTTACTAAAATAGCATCTGCATATTTTAAGTATTGAGTTGTTATTGAATGAATTGGTTGTCCACCAATCCTAGAAACCTCAGCAGAAGAACCACCACCGCCAGTTCCGGAAAGATCATATACCAGAGAATTGCCAATCTTATAATCTTCACCACCATTTGTAATTACAAATCCATCGATAGAACCTTTAGATGTAGATGTAACTCGTGTAATTTGTTGAATTGGAGAATTTGATTCGAAAAGAAAATCTCCACCAGAATAAGGTTTGCCAGTTCTATATGGGAAAGTATTTCTAACAAGATCTGAATTGTTAAAATCGAATGTTTGATTTAAAACTTCAGTAGATACTTTTGATCTATAAGTATCTCCAATAAAATATGGGAATTTTGGATCTAATTTTCCAGTTGATATGTTTGTTGATACTCCAACAAAATATGCATATACTCCATTTGGAAATTCTGGTGTTTTTGTATATCGTCCATTATGACTATCAAGATCACCACTATCATTAAATGCATAATCTTCAATAAAATATCCAAGTTCAAAAACATCTGTAGAAGGTCTATTTTCAATATTATTGGGAGATTCTTTATAACCAGTTTCTATTCTTCTAGTTACTGAATTATTATCATTGGGATCATCAAATCCATATGGTCCATAAATTGGATTTCCATCATTTGCCCATCCAATAACTTTAGAATGTTCGTCCTCACTATTAGAATCTAAGAAAGTTGTTCCATCACGATCCGTTGAGTAACCGACAATACCATAAGATAGATTATCATTATACTCAATTAACAATTCATCAGAGAATCTTTTTAAATTATTAACTCTCAAATGTCTCACATTAGATTCTAATACAACATTTTTTCCGGGTGGTTTTACTTTAATAGATGTTTTGGCATCTGTATATCCAGTTCCCGAATTGATAATGATGACATCTTTGATTCTACCATTTTTAACTACTGCCCTCATCTTAGCGCCTACACCATCACCAACAATTTCTAAATCTGGCGAAGCAGTGAAAAATTTACCTCCATTCTGCACATCAACGGCAATAATTCTTCCTCTCTTCATGATTGCCTTTAATTGAGCACCTAAACCAGTCTTAACTGTAACTACAGGATTTCTATGAAAATTTAAAATATTTGATCCATAATTAGATCCTTTTTCGTAAACATATGCATTTACAATAGACCCTCTAACAACTGGTGTTGCCAGAATAGTATTAGCAATACCAGTTCCAGATCCGTATTCGGCATTAATTACAACTTTAATTGGTGGATATGAAAATGATTGATATCCTTCACCAGAAGTGCTCCCAAAACTTACATAATTTCTTCTATTGTAATCTGTTACAGCACCTCCAACTGCCGTTGCCAATTTAAAACTGGCATCGTCTACCTTAAGAATTCTATATTGAATTGAACTTGATAGACCAGAAATACTAGATGTTTCAAAATTATAATCAACTAAGTCCCCATCATTAAATCCATGATCTTCAAAATTAATTTTGCTTTCTAATGTAGAAATACCAATTGGACTTACTTGCAAATTCCTATTTTCATATCCATATCCGGGATTTAATACTTTAATTTCGGAAACTACATTTTGCTCATCATAAGTTCTAAATTTATGAATTCCTCCAGTACCAATTGTTGTGAATCCAACTGTATTGATACCCGAATTATATTCATCAATATTTCTATAAAGATATATTGATCGAGTATTAATAATCTGAGGATAGTATATTCCACCATTCACAAGAGTTTCATTTTGATCTAAATTTGATGCATTAAACGATCCAATTCCTAACGGTGAATTTCCATTAGAACTGTATACAAGTCTTTGACCATCAACAATATTGTGAAAATCTTCAAATGTCAACGTATCATTGTCAATGTCGATACCACCAGTTATAGCAACGCCAACTCTCGATGCGTTAAAATCAATATCTCTAAACTGTTTTGATACAACTGCTTCTAGTAAAGCATCCTTACCATTACCACCATATACATTGGTTGATAATACTCTATTGATACTAAAATTCTGTGGATCAACTTTTACTTCTTTTATACTTCCACTAACTACTGCTTGTGCTTTTGCAGTTATCCCAGAACCAACTGATGGGTCGGAAATTTCAATGAATGGTGGATTGATTACATCATAATCTGTTCCACCATTTAAAACTTTAATATTTTCTATTGGACCATAATATACTCTATCATCTGATTTATAACTATGAACTTCAACACCATTAATTAAAATACCAACCTGACCAGAATTTGTTGGAGTATCAGTTCCAGATTCAATGTTAGTTACTAATGGTATTTTAGTTAACGAATTTTTTTGTTTTAGAGTTTTTCCGTATTGCTGCTTTAATGTGAATAAGTGAGAAGTTAATGTATTGAATTCTGTTTTATGGAATTGAACAGTTTGATCAGTTCCAATAAAAGATCTGGCATTATAAAGTTTTATTCTATTACTTCTTGCAGGATTAATGTCTTTAATAACTTCAACATAATAATTTCTTTCAAGTTCTAATCCAACAATTGGATCTCCACTTCCACTGTATATTACCTCATCACCAGTGATAAATGGCACATCAACATCTATTGAGAAGATTGAATACTTTCCTGTTGTTGGAACGAATCCTTGAAATATATTATCTAAATTAGTAGATGAATCTATTTCAATCAGTGAGCTAGATATATTTTTTTGTATTGTATAGTCTGGGAGAGAGTTTGATGCAACATACATACTCTCATTTCTTTGATTATATGTATTTTGAACATTTGCCTGAATTCTGTTGCTATCTAATGATGCTCCTGACGAAGAGGCATAATTATATTTTTTTCTTATACTTAGATTTGTAGTTGACGCAACGGTGATATTTTTATCTAATGTAACTACATTGCCTGATATAGCAGTAACTTGTGCATCAGCAACAACTATACTTTCTGCGTTTCTATTTAAAACATCTGTATAGTCATTAACCTTTAAACTAGACTTATCTGGTGTTTCGAATAAAGTTACTAAGTTATTTGCAAAACTTTCAATCTCATATCTTGCTCTAACATTATAAATCCAACTATTAAATGCAAATTGTTTATAATTGTCATTATTATTCCGAATACTCTCACCAAGATTTTTAACCTCAATTAGATCATCTTCAAATAACAGGTCATATGATTCTTTATTCTCAATATCTGACATTACGCCAGAGATTCTCATTGATACTTTATCAGATGGATCACCATTTGCATATCCAAAAATGGTATCTGTTCTTGAATATACAGTATCTGTTGGATTAATGGCATTTGTCACACCAGTGCATCCGAAGAACTGAGTTACACTCTTACTGCCATAATCAATTATATTATCACCACATATAACAGTTCCCGTCTGCCCAAATCCAATAGTGCTATCAACACTTATAACAGATCCACCAATAGAAACATTATCGGATACTAAAGTATTTGGTGTTATATTAAATGTTCCTTCAATTAAACTCTTCTCATTATATCCAGAAAATAATTGAACCTTATAAAATGTTTTTTTATTTCTTGTTATAATTTCAACTTCAGATACTGGTCCAGTTGCAGTATTCTGAAAGTTGCTGATCATTTGACCAATCAACTTATTAGGATCTCCACTGATAACCTCAGTTACAAGAACTCTTCTTCTAATATATTCTGCAACTGATGGTTTTAAAAGAAAATCCTCAAGGTTGATAATTTTAGGTACTTCATTATATAAAATTTCAAATAAAATTCTAAATGCTTCTTCGGTTCCTTTACTCTGATAGAAGTCCCGAATTTGCTTTATAAAATTATTTACATTTAATGTGCTAACAAAATTAACGTCTTCAAAACCAGGTGCAAGAAGATATTTTATTTTACGATAGAATTCTCTAAGAAATAATGAACTTAGATTTTTAATCTGACTACCATCAGTATGTGTAGATGCGGTAGATGATGTGAATACCAGTTCTTCTGGATTTAAATTATCTCTATATGATGTGATCCCACTAAAACCACGAATACATCCAGTAAAACTATTAGTTGTTATACCAGTATAAGTAATGACTTCATCATCAATTTTTATTAAACCATACTGTTTAGGGAAACCATTAGTTGTATTGACATTAACTATAGTATCTGATACCGAAACATCAGATGTTATACTATTGTGATCAGTTAAAATTTCTGGAGTTAAATTATTAAGACTTAGATATTGGTCTAAATTTTCGACAATATCAATTGTGCCTCCCTGAAATTCTTGGGAAACATAATACTGCTTCAAAAATTCTACTGTCTTCGGACTTTCGGATAGTAGAAATTCAGGTAATTGATTATCAACAATCTGTTGGACTTTTACTCTAGAATTGAAACCAGTTGTAATCATATCTTCTCTCTATTATTTCCTTGTTATTTGTCCATTTGAATAACTAGATCTTACTGGGAAGTTAACACCAGAAATCTGTTCTCCAGAAGCAATTGTATCCCTAACCATATTTATATTGCTTTTTGAAATATCAAAGATTAAATATAGATCCTGCAAACCAATAACGTCATTTGATTCTGGTATTGCTTGAATCTCAACAACGTTTTCTGGTAAGTCTGTAGAAACAATATTAATTGTATTAACAATAATCTCACCCTTCTTATAGTTTACAGTGCCAATTGATTTTTTAACAACTTCGAAGGTATTTGGATCTAGAGTTGGTTTAACAATTGATAGTAGACCAATATCACCATCAGCACTAGGCACATCTAGGAAGTATACTGTTTCTACTTCCCCTGCAATTTTAAATCCAGTGCTCTTAACATTATATCCATTCAGATTTTTATGGAATTTATTTCCATAGCAAATTTCATATTGTGCGAAGGTATTTGAAATAGCATTGAGATTTCTTCTCATTCTCACTCTAGTAATATTAGAAGTGATCGAATTATCTACATTATCGATAATTTGTAAAATTTTACTATACTTGAATCTTCCACCAAATTTATTCATATCAACAGTTTTAGAATGTTGATTGAGAGAGGTTACAATATTACTTCTGATTGATTCAACATCCTTTGCTTTAGATGTGTCATAGAAGACGTCTGAATTAATTTCAACAAATAGTAGTTTTAGATCTGTAAGTTCTTGTTTAACACCAGATACGGTGTATTGTTTTAAATCATTAAGAATTTGTGTCTTTGCAAAATCGGAAATTGCAAAACCATTTTTTGGTTTTATACTAATAATAACCTTTCCAAATTCTGGTGGATCAAGTTCTTCACCACCAACAACCGAAACTGATTCGGTGCTTGGATATATCTTTTGTATAATTGCCTCGTAGTCCCTCGCAGTAACAGCACGATACTGCGATGCATACACTCTAGGTGCAAAGTACTTGATTGAGTCTATCTGCTCAATGTCGCCCCCTCCGGTGGAGGACGCGGTTGTTGATACTGTTACTGAATTTAAAGGATTTGTAATAATTCCATTACTGTCAGTGGTTGTTCCTGCATAAGAAAATAATGATGGACCATTACCACTTTGCCCATCAGTTGCAATATAAGTTACTTTAATTGTAGTGCCAGTTTCTAATTTCTTACCAATGATACCGTCACCAAATAGTAACTCATATCTTTCATCAGCAACTTCTTGAATTAGATATATTTCAGAGTTTTTATCGACAGTAATAATATTATCAACCTGCTTATATTCCCGATTACCAACAGTTATAATAATTGTTGAAGTATCAATACCAGGATTACTTAGAATAAATTTTTGATCTTGAGAATTATTAACTGTAAACTCTTTAGTTAGATATGTACCTTGATAAACTTCAATATCATTAAATGCAGCATCTCCTCCAATTACATTAGAACTAATATCGGAAGGAATTGAAAATGTATATTGAGAATTATCGACTGCACCTACACAAACAAGACCTGCTTTTAAGATTAATTGATTGGAAGATGCTGATGTATTGATTGAAAATGATATACTTGCTTTTGCTGCAGTCTTTGATCTTGGAACATATCCAATATTTCTTGCTAATGAAACAACATTCTCTCTTAATGTTGACGAATCCAAGAAGGATTCATTCACAACCATATTAGAGTTGAATGCTGTGATATACGTATTATATGCTAACGTATCGATTAAGATAGAAAAATTAGATCCTTCAAAGTCAAAATCCGTAAACGTTGAGTTAGCACGGAGATAGTCCTTGATGGATGATTTTATCTGATCAAAATCTAGATTGGTAAACTTAGTGAAAGGCATTATATTATCTGGTTGCCTCTAGGATGAATGTAAAATCTTGTGGCGGAACCTCTTGACCAATAATATTAAAGCTAATGGTAATTTCAAACTCATTTTGATCTGGTTTGGGATTTACCTGAACATTAAGTCTATCAACTCTTGGTTCATAATTTTCAATGGCAACAGTTATTTGTTGCTGTAAAATAGATGCTGTACCAAAATCAATGAAGTCAAATAGACTAATTTTTACATCCGAACCAAAGATTGGATTAAAAAATCTTTCACTTGGAACTGTGTTCACGATATTGCGAACACTTCGCTTAATTGCATCTTCATTATTAAGAGCAAGGATATCATTAGTCACCGGATGTTTATCAAATGATAAACTAATGTCCTTGAATGCTCGCGATATCCTTTGAACCACAATAGATCTAGAGATTATACTTGTTTTTATTTATACCCTTTTCAGAATAATTCAGTATTCTCATCAATTTTTTCATATAAGTCTTCTTGATTCACGGTATCGTATTTTTTTGGTGTTAGATTATCATTTGAAATTTCACGAAGCATCTTTTGATGCTGATGATTTGCCAAATTATCTAGAAAATCGTGTTCTGAAGTCATTTTTTCGTTTTGATAGTAGTCAGTAACCAGTTTTGTGGTTCCCCACATATCTCTCATATAATTAGCATTCCTATCAACAGGTGAATTGCCCATTTTATCTCCTTATGTTCATGAAATGATCATTGTTATTCCGTATTATTATTTATTTTCTTCTTCTTCGCGCTCTTTTGCAGTTTTCCAGTAATATTCATCTTCACGACCCATTCCCAAACGATCGAAACCATTCTCAACTTGATAATATTGAGTCGAAACCTTAAAATCAGGTATTTTGGGTTCAACAGGAGTCAGACTATTATCATAAATGCGTAATCTATTGTTTGGATATAGTGCATACTGTCCATTTTCCAGTTCAATTAGGTTATGGGACTTATGTTCATTAGGACTTTCACTAGTTGCCCAATCAACATAGTCCGGATCATGATGATAATTATCAATCGTACAGATATAAGTACCCTTTACATTGCCATGATCCCGTGTATAACACTCAAAGTCCATTGAACCAATGAATTTCTTATCAACTGATACCACACCATAGTCCATACAATTCCAGAACTGCAGGTTAGGTAGACTCATATCAGGTGTAGGAGTCTCAGGATCTGCTACAAAGGCACTGATAGGCAATTTGTCATACATTGCAGCATATTCTGGTAGATAGGTCTCAAAATAAAAAGCACGCCCAGGAATCGATTTAACCGATACCCAGACGCCTTTAACAAATTCCCCATGACCAGATTGATGATCAGTAAGATATTCTTTACGAACCCATACTTCCTGTGATGGAAGATTAGCAATCAAACATGCCATATAATAAGTTTATAACTTCCTTATCTATTCATCCACGCCCTTGTCCACGATAACGTTTTTTAGATGCATTGCGAGACGACGCGGCGAACTTAGTTCCTTTACCACTACCTTGCCGAGACTTTTTGGGGGTCCCGGTGGCATAACCACTTTTATTTAAACCTGTTTTTGCTTTTGCCATGATTTTGTTTCTCCAATAATAATAGTTTCGACATCCCCTGCTTTAGGAATACCAGTATTATAGTATTCCTTTGCTAAATCCTCCATAAGATCCATGTACTCTATTTCTGACATGTTCTCATGAAGAATCTTACCGTCTCTCTTAACAGTATAACGATCTGGCATCAGATAACACGAGTTTTTTCGTGCCCGACTCTGATACGAGGATCACACCATATCTCAAATCCTGCATCAATCGCATCAAGACAGAATGATACATCCTCTCCACACATATCCTGCACTTCACCAGATTCAAAAACTTGCATCTTCGGAGCAAACCATGGGTATTTGATTTTCTCATGCTCAAAAACTCCGTTTTTAATTAGAAGCCATCCAAATCCTGCATAGTCTACCGTGAATGGTTTACGACGCTTGGCAATACTTTCAAGTGTTTCATGATTCATAACTCCGCCATTACTACGGAAATCTTCCTCGTCCATCCAATGGGCAACAGATGTGGTTTGACCATCTTCTGTGCAATACCATCCACTTGCAATATCCTTTTCCATCAATACAAGTTGCCAGAACTTTTCGACATTGAATACAATATCACTATCAATCCATAATTGATAATCATATTTTAATTTGCCGTCCCATGGTTTTTGATCAGGACCACGTAATACATTTGCTCCAAGACATTTGCATCTTGCAAAGTTTACCATAGAACTATAATC